CGGCTGTTTTGTATCTCAACAGGCCATTGGTCTCCACCAGCAAACTTTAAATCGTCAAGGGCTTCAACTCGATTATTGGAGTCATTATCCGAACAGAATCGTAAAAATTCTTTCGCTTCCTCAATAATACCGTCATCAGTATTATCTTCAATATCGTTGTCGTAGATTCCCATAACTAATCCTTATATCATATTTTCAGGACATCCAACTGCTTACCTGATAATTTATTTGTTTTTTCTTCACTTGCTTAGGCTCATTAATCATTAATCCGATATATCTAAAGGCATCAGCACCATGGGAATAATTGTCATGTAATGGCTTTTGGCTAAATGTTCCTGTGTCAGGGTTAACATCATACCGATAATGCCTTAAACATTGTAGTCCTTCATGGCAATTTTCTCTATCAAAATAGCATTTAGGAAAGATTGTCCTAGCAGCGTTGATACTATCTGTTATTGGCGTTCTGTCAATGATTCTTACATTAAATCCAGCAGCCCTGACTATTTCCTCAATGCTTCTGCCGTTGGCAGCCAAGGTTTTATTCTGTGCATCATGGGGCAAATACAAGGTGTCATAGACATAGCCAAAGGTTTGCATCTTAGCTAATATTTGGCTCATTGTTGTCTGTGTTGTTTCGTAGTAACGAATTAGCCTGGTCTCCATTCCTATGAATTGCAAGAACCAGACTGCCGTAGCATCAGCCCATCCAATATCAAATACAGCCATTACAGGCTTAATTGGGTCGTAGGGCACTCTAGTAATCCTGCCCTCAAACTCAGCCTGCTGCATTTCTTTAGCAAAGATAGCGCCATCTACGGTCTGGCGGCACATTCCTTCCCAGACTGTATTGTAGGCTTCCCTGTCCCTAGCATATAAAGCATCTTTCTCAAGTCGAAGTGTTTCAGGAAACCATGGGTTATCTTGCCAACCTATGCGCTGAACAACTGAATTATTAGGTGAATTTAATACAAATCGTTTATATGTTTCATCAGTTTCAAGCTCAGGATTAAAGCTAATCCATATTTCAGAGCCCTCTTTACGAATAGTTGGTATTAATGTGTCCCAACTCATTTTAGATACTGTATTGGCTTCTTCCACCCAACAAATATCTATGCCTTCAAATGATTTTAAATTGGATATATTATTTTTAAGGCCAGCAAAGCTAAATTCAGTACCATTTTGACCTTTAATAGAAGTTAAGGTAATTTCATAAAAGCCTTGCATTTCCATAGCAAATATCTGGTCAGATAAAAGTTTATGAACAGATTGGCTTATAGATGTTTGAAATTCCCTAGCACACAATATGCGTAAAGGGGCTTTAGAGCCCTTAATAAGCAAAGCCCTAGAAATAGCCCAAGACTTACTACCGCCCCTACCGCCAAAAAGCACACGATAACGACTATGGTCTGGCTCAAATAATACTGAGGCTTTTTCAGGAAAATCAGCATTTCCTATGCCGTTAACTATTTCCATTAGGCTTTACAAATGTAACAGTTAACCCTTTTAGCTCTGTGCCATCTGCGCCTGTATGTTCTGTTCTAACAGTTTCAGTCCAATTAGCCCTGGTTTTAAGCCAAAAGATTGCAGCCGAAGTATTACCATTTTTAGCTTGCTGAAATAAGGTTCTGCCTATTTCTGCGTTGGCATCTATGCGGCCTTCTTCTAATTCCTTTTTATAATGCTTTCTGAGGGTATCGTCAGTTATATCCATTTTATGGGCTATATCGACATAGCGAATACCTACCGCACTTAGGTTTTTAACCAAAAGGCGGGTCTTTTCATCAGGAATATGCTCTATACCTTGCATTTATGCTTTTTCTAACTCCGAAAGTTCTAATAGTTTAGCAGTTTTCCCTGTAAAATCTTCCCAACGCTTAACTATGACATCACAATATTTTGGGTCTAACTCCATAACATAGGCTATTCTACCGTTCTTTTCTGCAGCCAATAGCGTAGTTCCAGAGCCACCAAAACTATCAAGAATAATATCTCCACCTTTAGTATTGTTAAGCATTTGGTATTCAAACAAAGCTACTGGCTTCATTGTTGGATGTTCTTTATTTCTATTAGGCTTATCAAACTCTAAAATAGTGGTTTGTTTTCTATCTGTAGCCCAAAGGTGTCCAGCACCTTCTTTCCATCCGTACAAGCAAGGCTCATGCTTCCAATGATAGTCTTGCCTGCCCATAACCATTGTAGACTTTTTCCAAATAAGGCATTGTCTTACTTTCCAACCAGCATCGTGCGCAGCACCTCTAAAATTGTAGCCTTCTGAATCAGCGTGCCATATATAAAATACAGCCCCAGCCTTCATTACTGTATCGGCTGTAACATAGGCATCACGCAAAAATTGGCGAAATCCGTCATCACTCATTGAATCGTTTTGAATGGTTAAGGCATCTTTAGTTTTACCTTCATACGCTACATTGTAAGGTGGGTCGGTAAGCCACATATCTACTTGTCTTTCGTTTACTAGCTTATTCATATCAGTAACGCTACAACTATCACCGCACATAAGTCTATGATTTCCAAGGATATATATATCGCCTAGCTTTGTTTTAGGTTCATCTGGCACATCAGGTACGGCATCTTCATCTGTTAGCCCATCCGTTCCTACTATAGAATTAAGCATTGCATTTAGTTCTTCTGCATTAAATCCTAGCAAATCTATATCAAAATCTAATTCAGATAATCCTTCTATTTCTACCTTTAATAAGTCCATGTCCCAACCAGCGTTTAAGGCCAGTTTATTGTCGGCAATAACATAAGCCTTTTTTTGGGCTTCAGTAAGGTCAGAGCAATCAATACTTGGTACTTTGGTTAATCCTAGCTTTCTAGCAGCTAATACCCTGCCATGACCAGCAATTATTCCATTGCCGTCTACTAATATAGGATTTCTAAAGCCAAATTCCTTGATGCTTGCCGCTATTTGAGCTATTTGAGCATCATCATGCGTTCTTGAATTATTAGCATAAGGTATTAAGCTATCTATTGATTTGTCAACTAGCTTCATCGGTTTTAGGTTCTTCTACCTTTACCTGTGGCATAGCTTGTGCATGAATCTTGCTGACTAATGGAGCACATTCAGCATAAGGGTTTTTACCTACGCTCATAAGGATGTAGTTTACTTCTTCTAAGGTTAAGTCTAGTGTCATTTCTTTTTGCCTTTCTTTGCAGCATTCTTTTCTGCATAAGCAATGGCAACTGCCTGTTTAACAGGTTTACCTGCTTTTACCTCGGTGGCTATGTTTTTCTTAAATGCTGCTGGTTTGGCTGATTTTACTAATGGCATTTTATTTTCCCTTGGCAGTCTTAGCTGATTGTTTAAATGCTGCGGCAGTTGGTGCGCCTTTACTACCAGGCTTACGCATTTTCTCTACGGGTTTACCCTCAGCCTTTTCTTTTTCAATCCTTGCTTGTTTTTTATGAATATTTGCATAAAGTCCAGGTTTAGTTGCCATGGGTTTTTCCTTTACTGGTGAATTTTTAGGTTGATAAACTATTTTACGCCTAGCATCAGGCGGCAATGGCTCAAAAAAAGCTACAAACCATTCAATTGCTTTTTCTAATGCATTCTTCTTCATTTTCTTCCTCCGTAAAGCAAATATCCTGCCAACTCATGACTAGGTATTTGATTCCATCTTCAAAATAAGGAAAGTATTTAAGATATTCCTCGCCTCTGTCGCCATTCATAGTGCCAAAGCGGACTCTAGCACCAACTTCAATAGGCATATCTTCCCTGCGCCCATTGGGTAATTTCTTGCCAGGACCTACTGCCACGACTGTTCCCATGTTTTCTACTTCCTTATTATTAACAATAAGAATCTTAGATAACACACGCACATCAGGTTTAACAACGATTTTGTCTAGTAATGGCTTTAATTTCATGATTTTTTAGGTCTGCCAATCGGATTTTTCATTGATTTGGATACGCTAACAGTCAAGCCGCTAGTAATCGATTCAATAACTAGGTTTTTAGAGTGCATGAATTCTCCGCACCAATCGTTAGGGCTTTTGTTCCTAAGTTCAGGATACCGCCTGCAAGCGCCCATAGGCTCTTGACCAGAAAAAAATCGACAAAAACTACAATATTCTTTATCGTTTGCAATAGCCATGTAGTTCTCCGATTACTATGTGGTTAGAAAGCCTTAGAGTTCCTTCACCTCTAGGGCTTTCGCTTTTATTACTTCTGGTTTTTGTCTTCTGCTGTATAGCTTTTACGGTCATGGCTATAGCATACGCCTTCAGTACGACCTGTATTAAACAGCTTGTCTGAACCAGTAGCATCTTCTTTGCCCATGGCTACGCCACCTTTAATTTTTTCCATGCGCTCGCCTGATTTATCAGAAGAAGTGGCGGCTGGAATCTTTGCGCCTGTTGTACCGTATGTCATATATTTCCTTTTAGCTAAAAAGTCTGCAAAATGCAGTTTGTTAATTTTATGTATATCTTAACTGATGTCAAGTAGTTTAATCAATCTAATTGCGCCATCAACAGAATCAATTCTATTTACAGCGCCACCTTGCCATTGTTCCATAAATTTTAATTGAGGCTCAGTAAATTTGCCTGTTTTTGATTTAACTTCTACTAGCACCGATGTGTTTTTGTAGCCTATTAATAAATCAGGGCAACCTTTGCCAACTGTTGACAAATTTAAGACCGTAACGCCCATAGATTGAAAGGCTTTAATTATTTCCAATTGATTGTTGTCAACTCTTTTTTTATAGTAAGTCATTGTTTTGTAATATATAAGTTGTTAGTATAAACAAACTTTAATAAGGTTTATATGAAAATACTCTTGTTGGATATAGAAACTTCACCTAATGTAGCCCATGTTTGGGGCATTTGGCAACAAAATGTAGGCCTTTCTCAGTTACTAGAATCATCTTACACCATGTGTTATTCAGCAAAATGGTTAAATGAAAAAGATATATATTTTGATTCAGTTCAAAAAAGCGACCCTAAATCAATGCTAGAAGGCATACATGGACTTTTAGAAAATGCCGATGCAGTAGTCCACTATAACGGTACAAAGTTTGATATGCCCACCCTAAATAAAGAGTTTATTGTGCATAAAATGAACCCACCAACGCCTAGCAAGCAAATTGACTTACTTAGGGTCGTTAAAAGCCAGTTTAGATTTCCTAGTAATAAATTAGATTATGTAGCTCAAAGGCTAAAATTAGGCAAAAAGAAAGAGCATGAAGGTCATATTCTTTGGGTTAAGTGCATGAATAATGACAAAGAAGCCTGGAAAATAATGGAAAGTTATAATATTCAGGATGTAATGTTGTTAGAAAAGCTATATAAACGCTTACTTCCTTGGATTAAACAGCCGTTAAATATGTCTTTAATGAAAAAAGGTAGAAATGGCTTTATTTGTCCTACTTGTAGTAAAGCTGCTTTATTAAGTAAAGGTTTTAGATATACAACTACAGGCGCTTATCAACGCTATCAATGTAAAGCCTGTGGTGCATATTCAACAGATACTAGAACAATCATACCTCACGCAAAACTTAAACATTTATTTTGAAGATAACGCCAAAAGTCCTTGAAGCTATATATTTAACACTTGCTAAGTGCGAACCGTTTAATAAATGGAAGTTGCCGCCTAGCGAGATTTGCCGTTTTGAAATTGTTGATGACCATAGCGTTATGGCTACTTATGAATTTGATGAAACATTAGCTAAAAGCCACATATTCTGCATATCAAAGGCTAGATGCTCGTTTTACGATACCGTTGTCAGAAGCATGGCTCACGAAATGATTCATTGTTCTAGGCATAAATCTGGCAAATGGACTTTACATGATGCAACATTTAAAAGGCGCAAAATGCTTGTAGGCCAATGTTTAGGCTTTGACGGTCACGAACTATAAGCAATATTGTTTATAAAAGGTTACCTTTAGCTACCTTTTAAGTCTTTTAGTAACCTTCTTATTCTTTTTTTAGGCCTTCCAATAGCAGCTGTGCGACCTTTTTTGGGTTTAACGGCATACTCATCAAGCGCTTTGGTAAGCATAGCAACAAGTCCCCATTGGACAAGTATTTCAAGTCCTTTTTTGTCAAATCTAACACTAGCTTCAGCCGAGCCATCTTCATTCTCTTTCAAAATCTTTACCGATATTTCCATTTTCTTTCCCAAAAGTTAATATTGGTTTGTCTAATGCCTCCACAGCCCGAGTTAAATAAAACTTAATTTCTTCTACAGTTTCACCGTTTACCAACGCTGTTATATGGCCTTTTGGCTTTCCAATATGGTCATAAAAGACTTCCCTAAGCTCAACCCAAGGTTCTTCCCCGCCCATATTGACTAATCGTAAGTTCCAGGTCATTTGATTGCAATCATATACAGCCCAACATTACCAAAAGCATATCCAAAGTATGTGACAGCCAATCCAGTATTTCCTTTAAATAGCTGTTCTGCGCCAATATAAGCATAAATAACTCCTACTAAAATAATTAACCAGCCAGACATTGTTCAGTTAATGCAAGAAGTAATTCTTCTGTAGTGCCATGGTAAAGTTCCCAAGCCTTTCTTCCAAGATGATGAATTCCAGCATGGAATCGATGATGAACTGGGCATAGGCCAATTGTTGGCGCAGTTCTTCGTTTTCCTGCTCTGCGGATGTGGTGTATTTCACATGGTGTGCCTGCGTTTCCTTGATGGAAGCACAAAATGCACCCAAATTCCGCAATTTTTCTGATTCGCTGCTTTTCATCTTTAGTCACTAACTATCTCATACCAAAATTGATAAAACTTTGTAAAGTCATCAAAGGTTAAACCTTTTTTAAAACATTCGCCTTTTTCATCCATAAGCCAATAATGGTCAAAATTAAGTCCATCATCAGTATCACCGTAAATAATAACAACCATAAATTTAGGTGTTTTAGCTAATGCTTTTAATAAAAGTTCTTGGCCTTTACTTATTTTTTCACCAACACGCTTCCATTCTAAAACTAAAAAATGTCCATTGCGTTCACAAATTCCATCAATATTGCTTGGGACAAACTTAGGGTTTTTACTAATAAGCCCTTTAAAAGCTGCATAATCTGTATGACTAGCGTTTTGGTTTCGCATTAATTTCATTAGCTATCTCCTGAAGGACTTGAGCCATTTCAACCATATCAACGGCAATTTCATATGCCCTATGAGAATTTTGATTAATCATAGAATCGTGGTATTTCTTGGTCAGGCTTTGTAATACTAGATACGGCAAAGAATAGTCTTTCACTTTATTTCTCCTTAATTTTAGATATTTCAATATAAAGTTGTCTAAGAAGGTCATTTTCTTCAATTAACTCCCTGGTCATTTGTATAGCCTTTATTTCGGCACATTCTTGAATAAGAGCATCTATGCTTTCAGCCCATTCCAATTGCTTTTTTAACTTTTCATCACTCATTTTTTTACTCAATTTCTTTAATTGTTTTATAAACTTGCAAAGACACTCGTAAAACATAAGCAATATCGTTTGGACTTAATTGACCCATTAGCTGCAAAATCTTTATGACAGCAACATCGTTATCTAGGGTTTCTGGTGGTTTAACTAAGGTTTCAATCATATTTGTCCTTGTCTACGGTTACTGGATAAAGTTCTCCAAATGTCAATAATCCGTATTTCATGGTTACGCTCGTTATCAATCTTTTTAAATTGTTTTAAAGCCTCTGTCCAAGCCAAAACGGCATCAGCGTATTTAAGGCTCGCTACGGCTTTTGCTTCCCTTTCGGCTACTGTCCCCTCAGCCAACAGAAAAGAGTGCGCCTTGGCCTGTTTTAAGCCTTCCTCAAGGTATTTAACTTGCCCTGCCCATGCCGCATGGTCATCGTCAGAATTGGATAGCTTAGTTAAGGCTTGTTCTACCCTGTTTTCATTAAGTTGCTCTAAGTTCATTTCCACTCTCCTTTTTCACCACGATTGCCTTTAGTCCATTGGTCCTCAAAATCTCGAATAAGCTGCCATGGCAGTTTTTCCCTATATTTGTTCATATATTCCCTAAATTCCCTTAAACCCATTTGCTTACGGTACAAAAGCAGTTGCCGTACAGCGCATTGGTATTTAAACTTTTCCTCATTCATTTCCCCATTGCTTCGCCATAGCATCAGCAATTCCTTGATAAGTTGTGCTTCTTAATTTCCATCTATCGGGACTAGGCGGCATTTTATGAACCCTAGCTTCTCGCCCATCGACAATGTTTGTAGGCATTAATTTAGGAAGATTTTTCAGCCATAAACAAGTTGCTTTAGTTTCTCCATGCCCATATTGCCAAGGTTGAATTATTTGGTCTGGTTTACAAATTTTGCTGGAAATAACGCTAATTGGGTTTTCTAAAGCTATTTTTTTAATTGGCGCATTTAATAACAATCTAACAAAATCTAAAGCTATGGCTTGTTCGAAAACTTTATCTTTAAACCATCTAGACCCTGAAACTGCCAAATGGGTACATGGTGGATGGGCAATCATTAAGTCCCAACCAGCGCCAATAATATCAATTACATCTCCTCTGTAATGCGGCCCTGGCACATCAGTTGGCAATAAGTCGCAACTCATAGCATCATGCCCTTCCTTAATGAACGCATCACGCACACGACCTGAATATTCGCAAGCAACAAGAACTTTCAAAATAAAGCTACCTCAAATTTAAAAACAGGCTTTTTAATTTTTTTGGCCACAATCTTCCAATCAGGTCGCAACTTAACAAGGTATTCAGCTTCTGTTTTGCTTTTAACTTGGCGAATTAAGCCAAGCTCGTCATAAATGTAGTAAATCATCCTTGCTTAACCCTTTCCCTGTATTGCCCCTCAGTTTCACCAGGCTTGGGCAAAATGCCCAGTTCTTTGCCTTTATTCATAATTCCTTCAAGACTTGAGTCCCAACGCTGAGTTGGCTTATCTTGGGTTTTTAAAGATTCAGGTTTAGCCCAATCAGCCTTAAAGCCTCGCCAACCGTTTTGACAGCAAAGAGTCATAACTTGTTCTAAAGTCATGCCAGCTTTTTGTCCTTCTCTTGCCAGCCCTTTGATTGCTGTTTCCGTTACAGGCGCTTTTAAGCCTTTTCTTAACTTTATAAAATCTTGAAAAACTTCATTACTAACGCCTTCAGGCGTAATAGTATTTATATTGGTTATTGGTTTATGGTTCTTGGTTATTGGTTTATGGTTAGCATTGCCTTCGGATTGCGTTGGCATTGCGTTCGCATCAATACCCTTATGTTTACTGCTCCAGCGAGCCATGGCAGAGGCTCTAGCACTAGCCGACTTACCATGAAACTTGGCAATTCCATCTTCACATCTTTTGTGAATGTAGCCATTTTCAGTCAATTCAAAGAAGTCAGTAAGCACATTCTGAAGCGCTTGTTGTTCGTCTGCATTGCGAACGCTATGCGAACGCATTAACTTCGCAAGGTCATTACTTAACGGTAATTCATCCAAATAATAAGTGTCTAAAAGCTGCCGATAAATGCCATGTTCTAGCAGAGAAAGGTGGGAAGTATCCTTACGATAGTCCCCGATATTGTGCTGGTAATAGTGCATTTCAGCCTTTCTGAAAAAGGTCAGGCCGCAATATTTGCTTAGTTAGCCGACCTTCAGATAGGCTAATTAGGGTTTTAATGTGCTTTAAGGGTATTCTTTCCCTGGCTACCCATTGATATATGGCTGATTCCCTAACGCCTAATTTCGATGCAATACTGGCTAAAGAGCCAAATTCCATCTGTAATTCTTTAAATTGATTCATTTGTACCTCCTAATTTGTAGTAATATTAGCATAGTTTGGTAAAAAGCAACAATTATTTGTATTAGGGTAAGTCCTAATATAAATATTGCACTTTTCCTTACTTTTCGTGTATAGTGGAGTCTAGTTCAACAAGTGATGAAGGGAAATAAAATGAATCAAATTATCGAATGGGCAGCAGTTATCGTAATGGGTATTCTTTTTGGCGCTATGTTCGCCTTAGGAGTTTAATCATGAACCGACACGATGCTTACTACGAGCCACAAGACTACGATGACCGCACCGATGAAATTGAGGAGCGCACATGGCAGTTAATGAAACCAGGCGCTAAGTTTGACCCTAGCGATGCTGGTCGTATTCAAGAAGCATTATCCGAAATAAGCGCTAATGATGCCGAGTCATTACAAATTGCTCTTGATACAGGCAACTTTGAAATTATTGGTCGCAAAATTATGTCTATATCTTTTGAATACATGGAAAGTATTGCTAAAGAAATTGCTGAAACAGAAATTAACGAGGAATAATTAATGAAAACTTTTAACGAACTACGCACCATTAATGTCAATGAACACACAGAACGCAAGGGTAAATTTACCTATCTTTCTTGGGCTTGGGCAGTTGACCAACTTCTCCAACTTGACCCAACAGCAACTTGGGAATACAAAGACCCTGTTTATTTTGCTGAAACTTTAATGGTATTTTGTTCAGTTACAGCTTTTGGTAAAACCATGACAGCCCAGTTGCCAGTTATGAATAATATGAACAAAGCCATTTCAAACCCTGATTCAATGGCAGTTAATACAGCTATGCAACGCTGTTTAGCAAAAGCCATAGCTTTACATGGCCTCGGCTTATACATATATAGCGGTGAAGACACACCAGATGAGGAGGCAATTAATTTAATTGATACAGCTAATGTTTGGATTAAACGATTTGCAGAATTAGCAACTCTCGATGAACTTAAAAATGCTTACTCATGCGCTTATGAAGATGTAAAAAAAGATAAATCCGCAGTTGAGTTAATAGCCAAAGCTAAAGATGCTAAAAAGGCAGAATTAGCATGAATAAATTAGCCGACAAAGTGGTAGAGCAAATTACAGGCATAAAAGCCGTTGAGCAAGGAACTGATGAATGGCATCAACTTAGACTAGGCAAAGTTACGGCTAGTCGAGTTGCCGATGTTATGGCTAAGACTAAATCAGGCGTTTCAACATCTAGGGGAAACTACCTAGTCCAACTTGCTATTCAACGAGTAACTGGCGTTATTGAGGAATCATACACAAATGATGCAATGCAATGGGGAATTGACAATGAAGCTCAAGCTAGGGTCGTTTATGAGATTGCCACGCAAAACTTTGTAGACCAGGTTGCGTTTGCCCTACATTCGACCATACAGGGCTTTGGAGCGAGTCCCGATGGATTGGTAGGGGAATGTGGCTTAGTTGAAATAAAGTGCCCTAACAGCGCTACACATTGGTCATACATCAAGGCTAATGAGCCACCCAATAAATACTATATCCAAATGCAAGCGCAAATGGCTTGTACCAATAGGCAATGGTGCGACTTTGTTAGCTTTGACCCTCG